TAAAACTATCTAAACTCATAATTATTTACTATCACCTCCATCATTTTAATTAATTTTAATTTTCTACACCTAGCCTATAGCCACATTCTCAAAACTTAAAAACCCAATAAAAGTTCTGTTTTATCAACTCATTATTTATGCATTAATTTATTTTATTACATGCCACTAAGACTAACAGTTTGAGTAGAAATTATTGAATTATCTACACTATTAGTAAATGTTATTATGAAACTTTTTGATGTGCTTACACTAACATTTTTAACTAAGAAGTCAACATTAGATTTTCTAGTGATTGTTACTGACCCTGTCGCTACTAAAGAACTTCCAATAGAATCTAATGAATAATTTACTATCAATGTTGAATCAGCGACACCATTAATGGTTTCTTTGCAATTTGCAGTACTTGACATATAAGTTTTCAAGCTAACGCCATTAGATACTTTTCCTGTTGACCATTCACACGAATATGATATTACAGGAACAATTACATCTGTTTTAACTTCAAATGCAATATCAAATTCTTTTAAAACTCTATCTAATGTAACTTGTAGTTTCATACTACCTAAACCTATATTTACTCCACTTATTGAAATAACTCCATTTGTATTAGTAATAGTTGCTAAGGGACTATTACTTGTAACCATAACTCCACTATAATCAATCTCAGAACCTAATTCATCTTTAATAGAATATACTAAATTTGCCGATGTTCCCTTAGTTACTTCAAATGTAGTGGGGACATTATATGTATATGTATGTGGAATTACAGTTTTATAGTCCGCTATACCTAAAACCATATCATCTATTTCATAATTTATGGCTGTTTCTCCAAGTAATACAGCTAATACGCCTTTAGTAGTAACCCTATCCGTTTGTGTTGCTTTCCAAGCCTGACCATTTACTATGAATCTTTGATCTATTTTTATCAGTTTTGATATATCATTATTTGAGAGTACTAATCCAAACATTCCATCTCCCTCAATTATTGAACTTCCACCAATACTTTTTATTCCCAATGTATATTTCGTATTATTCGTCACAATTGTGGGAATAGTATATAAAGTGTTATCAACTATGAATTTCAAATCATAATTACACTCTTCAAAGATACCTTCATCATATCCATGTTTTTTATCTATCTTGGATTTAATAAGATAAGTTCTTAGTGTATCAGTTTCATTGACTTTGAATTTAACATAGTCTCCACGTTTAATCTGATTAGGATATACTTGCAATTTTTCTTCCATTTCAGTATCAGCAGTTTGTTTTCTTGATATGTCAATTACTCCTTTGATTGGAGCTTCTAAGTTATTTATAAATACATCTTTTGCATCGATTGAATTTATTAATACATCAAATCTATATATTGCATGTTCTCTAGCGTTATTATAGTCTTGTGTAATTCCAGAAATGAGTGATTCTTTGCTTGTTTGATTATTAGAAACTTTGTTTATAGTTCTATAATATTTTAAATCTTCTTTATTCATATCAATATGCCAATAAATGACCACCAGTTTTTCTATTCTTACTGTTATAGCTAACAACTTTTTTATCAAATTGTATTTGTCTATATTCAGCAACTTTTAAATAGGTAGTCCTTTCTGTATTAGAATTGGGCATTTTAATATCATCTCCAAAGTATTCTTGATATTTTTTCAACCTGACTATTCCTTCATCAAACATTTTAATAACCATACAATCACTAATTAAATCCTTTTCCAATGGAACTAACTCAAAATTAAATGTTTCTAAATCATCATTTTTATCTAAAAAATCTACATTTTGAGAGATGGAAACAACTAATTGCAAGTCACTTACTGCATCTTCTAATAAACCCATTTCTCTTCTATTTGTAATTTCTATAAATTCTTCTTCTGTAACATTTTCATAACAAAAGAAATCTTTGTATTCTTTTATTTTACGTTCAAATCTATCTATTACTTCTGAATAAGGCGTCAATATTAATCATTCCTTTCTATAATTCATTAAAGGAAGATTTATATATCTCCCTTATTATTTCTTAGTTGTAGTAGTTTTCTTAGTTGTTGTTTTTGTTACAATAGGTTCTTGAATATCTTCAACATTTTCTTCATTTGGAGCTACTGCTAATTCGATATTTTCAGTTGCGTCAACTTCTAATTCTGATTTTCTTATACCTTCAGCAATTTCTTCTTTTCTTGCTCTTATATATAATTCCACTTTTTCGGCAATAAGATATTTGTTAGTATTTTTCAAATAAACTAATAATGATAAGAAAGAGTCTATTGTTGACATTTTATCTATTTGAGTTATCTTTGTTAATATTGTGTCATTAGGTTGTAGGATCATTCTTTCTATTTCATCTCTTGAATAAGAGTTTTTGTCTTTATTAACGTCTATTCTTAATTGTTTATAGGCTTGGTCTTCAATATTTGGTGAGAATCTAATAGCTTGATTCTTGAAGTTTTCTGATTTCATATTAGCTTTCATAATATCTTTCCATAGTACAGATACATAATATGGTTCTCCATCAATCTTAGGAGGTAATTCATATCCTGCGTCTAAAGGATTTTCACTTGCTATAAATGTTTTATAATCATAATCGTGGTATACATCCACATAGTCTATTTCTTTTATCATTTCCATAATTATCTCTCCTTGAATTTTATATTATTTATTTTATTAAGAAAGGGCATGTAAATTAATACACACCCTAATGTTATAACTAAGAAATAGTTATTTTTGAAATGTATTGAGTATCAGTTACACAAATTCCAAATTCAACTCCAGAGAATTTGAATGAAATCTTTTCACCATTGTTTTCTTCAGTAGTTCTAGTAAACATTTGTCCTTTTGTATACATTTCTCCAATTGTTCCTGAAAAACCAAATACTCTATTTTCTGGTAATAATGTTTGATCGTCTCCTGTTTTCTTACCTTTTAATACTGGAACTAACTTACAACCATTTAATACTTGTAGTAATGATAAATCATTTAATGTTCCTTTCATTGTTTCAGAATAGAAATCAGCACCGATGGCTCTGCACATTTCTCTTATTCTGTTAGATAATCCAACAATTAATGGTTCTTTACCTGTAACTGCATTATCATATGTATAATCAGTTAAGCTTTGAGTAGCACCAGCAGTCCATGCACCAGTAACACCAAATACTTGAGTTCCACCAGTGATTAATTTATCTACATAGCTTAATATTGCTTTAAATTTTTGTTTGTCAAATTCTTCAATAGCATACATAGCTAAAGTTGCTACTCCAACTGCACCGTCTCTTCTTAAATTAGACATTGGGATTTCAGTTTCGATTTGTAAAACTGTTTCCATTGTGTTTCCTTCTGCTACATCTAGGTAAGATTTATCTACGTTACCTGTTCTGTTAGCAACTTGTCTTGCAACTAATGTATTCTTTGGTGATTTTCTAATTCTAACCATATCAAATTCGCCATAAGAACCCTTATCTGTTAAGAATTGAGTTAATACTTCATTTGGTACTTCAAATATAATTGGTTCAATTATATCTACAACTATTTGTGCAATACTTTCTCTAGCTTCTGTTTTACCATATTTCCAAGCATCATTTACCATTGTATTAACTACTTGTGAAAATGCTTCTTCGTCTTCTGATAATACTATATCCTTTTCTCTTAATACATTTTTAGAATATACATTTTTAGCCCATTGATATGCTTCTCCACTTTTAAATCTTTTTACTACTTCTTCTTCGCTTAATTCTATGTTTCTGTTTATCATAATTAATATTCCTTCTTTCTTTTATTATTTTTTTATTAAACTAATCTAAATCCTAATAATTTGTGTCCATTGTCATAAATCCAACCAAGGCTATAAAAAGCAGAACCAGTAGTTCCTTTTGCTAATTCTCCATTTACAACAGTTAATAAAGAACCTTCAACCACATCAGCATCAACTAATGCAGAAGCAAATAATTCTGTTGCATATCTTTCTCCTTTTTGAATTGTTTCAACTCCAGCGTATGCACCTGTTAAAACAAGATCTTGAGAAGTAGAATAATCTGAAACTGGCATACCCATTGCTACATCTACATCAACAACTACATCTCTTGTTAAAATTCCTACAACATTTGCGTCTGCAACTGCTTTTATCAATGTTGTGATTTTATTAGTGGCATCATAACTCTCGTTTACGAATGTCCCCCTTTTCATATCAACCTTTACTGTGTTTTGAGCATTAAATACTTTTCCTGAGTTTACTTGTAATCTTCTATACATATTAATATTCCTTCTTTCTTTTATTATTTTAATTTATTATTTAATTAATTTAAATTAATTATCTTTTAATATTTCTTCTAGCATAATTTAATAATGCAGAACTTGAATTTTCATACTTATAGTTTGTATTTGCGTTTAAATCAGTAGAAACTTCTACTTCTTTTTCACTTGTTTCAACTTCTGCTTTTTCTTCTTTAGTAGTTATTTCTACTTTTGAAGCTTGTTCAACAACTCTTTCAGCTATTAGACATTTAATTTGTTTTTCGTCTAAATTTGAAATTGCTTCTTTAATTGCTTCTGAATTCTCAATATCTTCTTCTGTAAAATATTTACTAGATAAAGCCATTTTCTTTAAGTTTTCTTTTTTTTCTGCAATTTCGGCTTCTAATTTCTTTGCATCAGCTTCAGCCTTTTCAATTCTAAGTGGTTCTAATTCAGCTATAGCCTTTTCTTTTTCTGCAATAGTTTCTTGTTGACTTGTAATTGTCTCACCAAGTTTCACAATTTCATCTATTTTTGTAGAAAGTTCCTCGTTCTTAGTTGATAATTCATCATTAACACCATTTAATTGTGCTTGAATTTCTTGAATTTGTTCATCAATTTGAACTGATGGAACAAAAGTCATTTTAACTGGTGTTTGGCTTGTAATAGATATACTTTCATCTGAATTAACAGTGTAAGCATATTCTATAAAGTCATCTTCGCTCTCTGCATTCCAATCATACCCTACTGCTCTAAATTCATACGGATATACTCTTGATATGCAAATCCATTTGTTTGTGTCTATTGAATTAATAGCAACTCTTAATTTATCATATAAATCATTTGTTGTTATAGATGACACTTCTGTTTTGTTTTTATTTTCTGCCATATCGACAATTCCTCCTTTTTCTTCTATGTTTTCGTTTAATTTATTTTCAACTGATTTTTCATCAGACTGAATGCTTGTTTCTATGTTTTCTTGGTTCTCTGATATTTGTTCAAAACTATTGATTTCACTTAAATCGTTTATAAATGCTTCTGCAAATTCGTCTTCTTGTTGTGTTTCTTCGGCAACTTCTAACATACCACTACAATCATATGCAGGACTTGTATATTTAGAAAGCAACGCATGTCCTATAAAAATACCATCGTTAATAACTTTAACTTGTTTTCCACCTATTGCATTTATATTACTATTTACAATTGATATTTCCCAAGATGTATTTAATGGTTCATCACTATCAAATCTATCTTGTATTATTTTGCAACAATTTTCAAACCTACGCCAAACTCTACAATTAGCTGTAATATATTCTACCTCATCAATAGTTTCAATTTGAACAGTATCAAATACTCCAAAGGCATCAGTTCCAAACTTTAATTTTTCTTGAAGTTGTCCATTAATTAACTCATAAACTTTTTTTGCTTGATGTGAAGTAAAATCCAACTCATCATCCTTATTTGGTTTTATTAATCCAACTAGTGGCTTCATTACTAAAGTATTTAACCAATTTTCTATAGTATCTCTATTTAACATTACATTATTTCTATTGGGATCAAAATTACATATAATGAATTTTACATTCATATATGAATCATCTTGAGATTCTGATATTTCTATTTTGTTATTACTATATAAAATTATTTTATCTTCGTCCAATCTATATCACCACCTTTCAAATCATACTTTTAATGCTTCTTTTCGTGATTGATCTGATTCTTGCTTATCTATATTTTCATTTTTTTTACTATTATTCTTATTGGTATTAGAATCTAGATTATTATGTGTTACCGTGTCTCCGTCTTTTCCCGATGTTGTGAAAGATGTTATATGAGGACTCATAATATCATCAGTAGTCATTTCTACGCCATCTATTGTTACTTTATTTTCTTTTACACGTTTATTAATTTCAATTTCAGGATTTAATCCTAGCATTGTCAAAATAGTATCGTAGCTTAATCCAATTTTTGAGTACATAGTTTCTACTAACCTTAATAATGTTTCTAAATCCAGCAACTTAGTAGATTCAATAGTTATAGTAGGTGAATATTCCAAAGGAAAACCATTTTCTTCACATACCAACTGATAGTATTTATTAAGGATTGGTTCTAAACTCTTAGTTATTCTATTAACCATTTTTAATAGTTCGTCATAGTTTATTTTAGTAGTTGTTATAGATTTAGAACCTTCTGAACTAATAAATGATATTCCTAATGCTTCTAATATTCTTAACTTATAACCTGATTTAGTTTTTTCATCAGTCAACTCAGTTTTAGGTTCAATCAATTTTAAATCTTGTACTTGTGGGTCAGCAGTATATATAATAGTATCTTTTGACATAGCTTCAAGTAAACTCACATGTGCATGACCTATCATATTAATGGCATTTGGCTTTTCCATTAATTCTTTTTCAGTTAATTGCAAATAAATCTTTTTAGTCTTTTGAATTAATACTTTTTGGTCACTTTTATCAACCGTTTCCAACATTAATTGAGGTTGTAGTGCTTTAAATATAGGTGTTAATCCATATAGCCCTTTTAAATTATTTATCCTATTTAATCCTATTTTTTGTGGATTTAATAAAGCATATTGGTCTTTCCCTTTATAAGCGTCATATATTTCAGTAGGATAACATTTTTTAACTTCGTCTTCTATTGTTTTTTCAATATCAATAAGTTTATTTGTTTTTAATCTTCCATATTTTGTTCTACTCTCTTGTAACCTTGATGATAATTCAGTAACATTAAAAGACACTACTGGGTCGTCATCAATTCTCATTGGTGTGATTTCAGTAATATCCATTGGATAATTTACTATAGAATAACCATTTTCACTATCACCCATTAAATAGAATATAAAATTACCTTCTGTATATGTAATAACTGCATTATCGGCTATTAACTTAGGTATATTAATTTGTTTATTAAACTTTTCTATTACTACTTTTAATTCGTCTTCCATTTTTTGTTCTTTTTTTAGTTTAGTACCTTTTTTACTGCTAGGAGATGGATAATCAATTTTGTAATTTATGTTTATATTATTTTCTATAGTTTCAACCACTCTACCAATTAAATCTTCTTTGTTTATGTAATATTTAACTATTCCGTTTATTTTCTTTATTTTATCTATACTAGTTTGAGTGTTCTGTGCTAATGAGGATAATTCGTCCATAGTTGTAACATAAGATGATGTATTTTTATCTAATACAGTACTATAAATATTACTTAATCTTTGTGCATCATATGTAGCTTGTTGTATGTAGTTTGGATCAAAATAATCTTTAGTAGTAGATGTTTCTATATCTGATAAGATGTAATTCCCACCGATATTAGACACTTGTTTTGTTTCGCCTTCTGATAGAACTGGTATAGTTAAATCTATCTTTTGTAGTTGAGGGATTGGGATTTCTGTAGATTGTTTTTTTGTCAATCGGATTCCTCCTTTCTTGCTTTAATTATATAGAATTGAAATTTACTGATGAAACAAATGTTGGTGCTGTTGACCAATCAACTTGTGGTGCTTGCTTATTAACTATTCCGTCACGTCTAAGGTTTTTTAAATGCCAAGCTAACATTACCATTGTGTAAGCTCTATCATCATGCATTTTACTCTTTTTATCAGGAGGCAGTTCATATTTATAATTTATATCATCACCTTGTCTTCTTATTGCAATTAATTCTTCTTTTGCGTTATCAATTTGCTTTAATGCCAATTCTTCGTCCCAAGATAGATTGTATTGTTTATAATCTATTGATTTTACCTTTTTCTTTTCATTCGTATCCTCATCAATTTCTTCAATCTCTTTTCCTTCCTGTGGTAGACTTAAGTACCCTTTCATATCATAATTATCTGTAAATTCAATTAGTCCTAAATTTAATAATTCTACAAAATCATCATACATTTCTGTTTTATATTTTTTAGGTGATACTAATTTTAATTTTCCTACTGCATTCGGATAAGAATTTACATGTTCAGCACAGGCTTCTTTATCAATTAATCCCCTATGTTTATTTCCTTGTTCATCTTCCCAGTCGTCCATAAAATAATCTGCGATTATCGGACCACCACCTCCTGAACCAGCATCAACTAGTAAACAATCTATATTCTCATAATCAGCCTTGCCTTTTCCGTTATAATTTATTAGCATTTGTTTTATCTCTTTAATTTGTTCTGGCGTTCTCATTGGAGTTTTTTTCTTTTTCCCTAAATCCACAAGACTTACACAGTTTTGAATTATTAATTTCCATCCAACTTGTTCATCATATATATATTCTCCTACTGATGTCGCTGAATTATCATAATCATGTGCTGGATCATATGAAATTGCAATGTGTCTTTTTATATTTCCTTCATTAATTAATAATGGTTTTCTAACTGATGAATTTTTCATAATTACTGCACGTTTTATAGGTTGTTTATTTCCACCATCAGCATCAAAACGATTAAAATATTCTCGATTTGCTTTCTCTGAGTTTGACCTTATTTCATCATCAACTTTAGATTGTGATAACAATGGTATATTTAATTTTTTACCTTTTAATGTAGCTCCTATTATAACCTCACAATTTAAGTCAGCTACAAAATGGTCTTTACTTCCTGCAAACATTAACTTTGCCCACTCTTTATATAATGTATAAAATGCAGAATCCGTACTACTAGCAGATGAACAAAACAATAATTGATTAGGAATATTCATCGGTATAGTTTCGGTGTTTATACCACCACCTAACTTAAACGACGAATCCTGTGTACAAAATGATTTTGTAACTGAAATATAGTTTTCACTTATGAAACCACTTTCATCATACAAATTTAAATTTGATCTTTTCCCTCTAATATTATCTTCTTCCCCAGAAACAGTAGTAACTTGACTGTTGTTAAATAGCTTACATCTAAATCCTTGAGGAGAGTGAACAAATCCATCATGGTTAGCACTTGCAGAAACTTCTCCTAAAAATATATCTGTTAATCCACAAAAAGATTCTATTTGTTTTTTTGCTATTGACTCCATTTTAAGTTGTCAAAGAAAGGTATCTTGGCTTTGACTTGCGGTTAATGAAAGTATAAAGCTTTGAAAGTTTGGAAATAACATCATTTTTGTCATTATAAATGGAGAACTTAAAGTTGATTTACTCAGCCTCCATTACGAGACATCAACCATAATGCAAATTGTTTGCTCCATGATTCTTGAAATGTATATTTTTGATAATCCATAAGTTCAAGTCCCAACACTAATTCTGCGAACTTTACAGGATTTCTTCTTCCCCATACAAGTATTTCATTGTATTTTAAATAACCTTCTAACTTTTTTTGAGTCAAATTACCTTTATTTATAATTGTGATACCCATAATGAATTTAATTCACCTCCTTCTTATATCAATAAAGTTTGCTTAAACGCAACAAAAGACATGTTACCATGCCTTCAGTTATTGAAACATATTTTTTTATTTAAATGCCTATTCACTATTATTATTATTATTATCATTTAATAACAATCTTAATTTATCTCTACTAATACCCACTAATTTTGAAGCTTCGCTTATTCACTTATAACACTATTCAATATTTTTTGTTTTTCAATTTCTTTTTTATTTTTAATAACCTTATCAATATGCTCCATAGTGTCAATAGGTACTATTTCCTCAACCATATTATTAAAACTTATTTGGTCTTCTTTATAATTCTGCTTTTGAATAGAGTCTTGTCCATCCTTTATGTCTCCGTAGTCCAAAACATCATAATAATCTGTTTCTAAAACATCTTGTTTATAATCTACATCATTGAAAGAGCAAATCGCCTTTAATTTTCTATTTTCTTCTCTTAATTTACTGTATTCTTGTTCATAAAAATTTATTTTTTCGTTTTGGAATTTTACCATATCTATTAAATCATCATCGCCAAAATTAAGATTTTCTACAATTGCTTTTGCGGATAATCTTGCTGTTTGTAACATACCATTAGAAGTCTGAATATCAAATAAATTAACTTGTGCTTCTTTTAAATCTATTTCTTTTAACTTTTTAACCATGCCCGTTAATGTATTTGCACCGATTGTTTTATGACCACTATATAAATCACTAATCTTATTGTCTTTCGCTAAAGCCAATAAACTTTTATTTAGTTTTTCTTTAGTGTCGGTTAAGCTTTTAATAGTTCCAATATTGTCTTTTATACTTTTTATATCAGAACTTAAATTTGTTATAACATCATTTATTTTATTTTCTTGATTTTGACCTTTTATAATACTTATTATTGCACTATTTTTAAGCTCATCATTTTGACTATCTTCATCTAGCATATTTATCAACTTGGCATACATTTTTGATTTATCTTCTTCTATTTCATTCTGAAAAGGATCATATCCGATTATTCTAATAATATCTTCTTTATTTTGTTTATCTCTTACTCGTTGTTCAATTTCTTCGTCAGTAAACTCTTTAGGCTTAGATATAATTAAGCTATTTTCTTTTTCTTTGGTAGTATCATCCTCAACAATACTCATTCCTAAATCAATTTTATCTCCATGTTCAAAAGCATAACCTTTATAATTTTTAAGAGAATTTATTGTTTTTATGTATTTTTTCCATACTTCTAATCCATTTTGTACTATAGTGAAATCTTTATTCCATCCTGCTTCTGTTAATGAACTATTGTATATTCCTTCGAGATATACAAAATCCAATAACTCACATATTTTATATATTGATATTTTTATATCATTAGTTTCTTCTAAAAGTGATACATAAAAATTAGTTAAACAATCTTTACATAAAGATACTCTTCCAGTATAAGTATGTAATTTTGAACTCGATGTGTAAAAATTATTTGTATTACTAAGTATTGTTCCACACTTAGTACATCTAGTTTTCCCTTTCATCTGCTCATCTAAATCTTTTGTCTTAAAATCTGCCATTATATTTTCACCTACTTAATTTTTTACATAATAAAAAGTCACCAAAATTAATTAGCAACTTCTAATTTTTTTAATATTTTATTACTTCTATATTGTTCTTCTAACTGTTCGTCAAATGCTCCTTCAAAAAATCTAATTAAGAACTCATCAAACTGACTATGTGTATTTCTTCCATATCCATAATTTTGATGAAATATTTTATGATATTCTTCTTTCATACATTTCCCTAATGGATACCTGTAATGAATTTCTGTACATTTACATATAATTTGTTTTATTTCCATATCTGTATAATTACTTATAGTTTCATATATAGGTAATTTTAATTCTTCTAAAGTATCTCTAACTATATTATCAAAACTATATAAGTGATGAATATGATCAAACCTTTCCCCTGTAATAATACATTTGAAATTGCATTCTTTCATACTATCTAATTTCCATTGGTTAATATTTCTTCTTAATTCATTTTCTATATTACTAATTCCACCTTTATAATTAGGATTTAAACTACCAAATCTTGCAGAACCAAACATTGGATTATTTTCGCCTTTTGATTTTCCATTTTTAAGTCGAGTCTCACTTATTTTATTTCTCCATTCCTCAGTTTGTGCGTCATTTGTTGCTCTTAATTTACTTTCATCACTTTTATGTAAATTTAAACTATGAGCTTTATCCATAATTTGATTAATTGTTAAATGTGGGAAAAATTCATTCTTCATTTCATTATTGGTCATATCTGAATAATTATTTTGAATAATTATTACTTCTTCATCTTTCCATATGTATGAATCAGATATTGCATAGTTCTCACCTTTACATTTTTTGCATACGTTTCTAAAACCATCACTACAAGTATTATCTTTTGGAAAATATAAAAATTCTAATGGTAAATATTCATTACAGCACTTGCATAATTTGTATCTTTTGCCTTTAATGTCTTTATATTTTATTTTGTCATAATCTTCTACTACATTATTTATTTTATATAATCCTAGTTTTTTACTCATATGTAATACAGATTTTTCAGTACGATTAACGCTAAGCAATGGAATTATCTCTTTGATTATTAATTTATTATAATTAGCTATAATAATATCTTTATCCCTTTGACTCCATGTATCTTTCTCATTAGAACAATTTAAACACTTAGACAAATATCCATCTTTAGCTTTAGCATATAATCCAAATTCTGATACCTCTTTTTTAATATTACAACATTTGCAAACTTTATATCCATCTTTAGCATAGAACTTTTCTCTATATTTAATTTCTTGTTCTGTTTTTGCTTTATTCCTACAAGCTTTACATGTATTTTCAAAACTTCCATTTTTGTTTTTATAAAAATTTTCCTCGTTTAATTCTTTTTCTTGTCCACATTTTTTACATTTTCTTATTTCCATAATCAAATTCCTCCTAAATTGCTAATATCACATAGCTCATTATTTTATAATTTATTTCTATAAATAACTTTTAACTTTTTCATCATCAATTTTTACTAAACCAAATAACTTCAAACTATCTAAATCTAGTTCTTTCCCTGAAGCATAATATTCTGGATTTATGTAAATAGCTTTTTTATGACCATATTGAACTCTTTTTAACATATTTTTATCTTCCAAAGATTTTAAAGCAGTAATTATACTTCTTTCAGTTAATCCTATAATTGGTTCTAGTTCTTTAATAGTAGGAATATGATCATTAATTACAATACAATTAGTAGGATACTGAATGAAATCTCTCATTATATAAAATACTAGCTTTTCATTTGTATTTAATTTCATATTCATCACTCCCTCAATTTTATTCCTATAAACTATATTGAACTCACCGTTATCAAAATTCTCCCTTGCTTTACCACTCTTTTTCCTTTTAACTTTCTTCTTAGTTAAACTTTGTTCATTCTCTATGCCAAATTCAGTATTAGACACATAATTAGCAGTAGCAAACATTTCTGTTTTATACTTTTCTAATTTAGTTTGTATTATTTTGTCATGCTCTGATTTTGTTATAAATTCACCAGTTTCAGACTGAATAAAACTACCACCTTGTATTTCTAAAAATTTACTATCTTCTTCAATTATAAAATATCTTATTAATTCACCTATATTATTGTTTTGCATCTTCATAATGCCTCCTTAAATTTATTTTTACGCACAACAAAAGACTGAATATCACAACAGTTAATACTGCATGTAGTTCAGTCTTTCATACTTAATACTCATATTTAATTTATTTAACATTAGTTGTATCAGCACTTTACAAACTTACTCTTCTTTGTTCTTCATATTATTTTGAGTTCTAATAGCGTCAGCTATTACCCTTTTTATCTGTAATAATTTGTTGATATAATCTTGTAGACATATATTAGTTTTATTTTTAAAATCTTGTTCCAATTTAATCAAATCTTCTTTATAGCCTTCAATATAAAAAAATACTTTGTAATCACTTTTATATCTTTTATTTTCTTTCACCTCAATATTATTATATGTATAACCATTAAGAAGTAAGTAAGCTACCATTTCAGATTGACTATATTTGTAATTAACTTTTTCCATATTCAAATTCCTCCTATATAATTTATTTTAGGTATTCTACAAGATAATTTTACCATATAGAATACTAATTTACAATACTTTATTACATTAATTTATTATTTCTAGCTATCCACCTAATAGGCAAATATCATAAAAACAATAAGCATTATACGTTAAAAATAGACTAGACAACAACTCATCTAGACAACAACTCATCTAGACACCTTAAAACCATATTAAATTAATTATATGTTGTAAGTAATCTTTGATTACGCCACAACAAATCATGCTTTAGCATGACAACCCCGTAGAGTATAATAATCTATTAATTACCTTGCTTCATATCTTGTAATACTTTAATTTGCTTTAATATATTTTCCCTTGATAACGTTGTATTTTTATTCTTAGGTGTTTCAGCGTATTCAATCATTAATTCTTCTATTTGAGTATCACAAAAACTACTACGAGTAATTTTAGACTGTCTACTATCTATATATTCAATATTATCATTAGTAATCATGCAATATATTTGTTTAACGTCCATAGGTTTTAATATACTATCAATATATTCTTTATTTAAATAACATTCGTCAAAGAAAGCAATTTCAATATTTCTACACGCTTTAAATTGAGTATTAGGATTAATATAAAACACTTCTAATTTGTTACCATCATTAAATTCTATAGAATCCCTTTCTCTAGATGATTTATATAATTTTATAGAATTACTTTCTTTATATGTGTATTCTTTAAAATAATCTTGTAGTATTCTACTTGAAAATGGTGAAATATATAAATACTTCCCGTTCTTATTCTCTATGATCTTCCTAAACACAGAATAAGTTTTTCCTTCTCCTCGTTCCCAATTACATACTACAATTTCCTTTTTACTATTTAACATTTTGTCTTGATAAACTCTCATCTCACTCATTTTTATCAAACTCCTTCTTATATAATCTTTATTTACCTATCCATCTTGATAAGCATAACTAAAATTACATATAAAAAGGACTAGATATATTTCAACCTAATCCTAATAAGGACATAAAATTTTACTTTTAACTGCTTTTTATATTAATTTATTAACTTAAATATGATCAATACTTTCTCTAACGTCCTTTAAACAATCATCGAATCCTTCTTCGTAGCCCATCTCAATAGCATCAGAAATTGTATCTTTAATTAAATTATAGATATTTCCAACTAAGTATTTGTCTAAATCCAGTTCGTCAATGCTTGATAAAAGTTCTTCAAATAAAATCTCTGTTGTATCTTCTTCTTCAATTTCTTTTTCGTAATCTTCGTCGTCACTATATTCACAATTATCGCAGTCATAATTACATTCTTCTTCTGAATCATTTTCATATGTACATTCAACTAACATTACCATTCCAGAAAACTTCTTTATATCAATGCAATCAGCTAAATCGGAGTCTATAAAAACAATATCACTATCATCTTCTAATGTTTCTCCATCTTTACTGAAGACTTTTTCTATAAAATATTCTATTTCTCCATCTTCATAAATGTTTTTAGCAATTGCTAATATATCATTTTCTTCTATTAGATTTTCAACATAATCAAAATCAGCTTCACAGAATTGAACTCCATCTTCCATTAATTCTAAAACTGTTTCACCAATTTCTATGCCATCACCAATAAATACTGTACCTGATTCTTCTGAATTTAGTATCATTTCTTTAATTAATTCTTGCATTTTTTATTATCTCCCTCACTTATAATATTTAATTTATTTTATACTTGACTATCATCTTGAATATCTTGTTTAATTTTTGTGGCTTCTAAATTCATTCTACCTGTACTTTCATTAAGAATATATTGAAAAGCATCAGCATTATTTACTCCTACAGATACTAATCCGATAAATTGCCCACAAGCAAAACTAATATCTTTCAAACCTTTTTTAAATATATCTTCGTCTAATTCAAATCCATTTAACTCATCAGTATTGATTTCAATCCTAGGTGTTATTTCTTCTATAATATCTAAAACTTCATCTTTACTATAATATTCTTGTTCTTCCATAGGCTGATTTGGTTCTATTTCTTCAACTTTATTTAACTCTTCTTTACACATAATTCTCACCTATATCCTTTATATAATTATTTCATCAGCAACATTTAATTTTAAAGCAGTAGCACCATCCATATAAAAGTCTTTATTACTCTTTGTATAGCTATCAAATTGTTCTTTAGTTATACCTGTTTTCTCAGTTATTAAATCAACTATTAACTTGTACCATCTATCGCATTGCTCTCTATCATTTACAGTATCTTGATATGTCTCAGTACCGTATCTAAATCTATTCCATTGGTGTCACATTAAATCACTTCTCTTATATACAAATCTTTTAGATCCACATATAAATATTTTGAATGCCATTGAATAAGCATAGCTTGTACAATATGTATGAATTTCTATCCCTTTATTAATGTAATATTCCATTAGGTCACAAAAATGCATTCCATCAACTAAACTTCCTCCTGGAGAAGCTATGATTAATTTTATTGGTGTTCTATCTTCCTTGCTCAATGATAGTTGTTTAGTGGCAAGTTTCTTTAATTGTCTTGATAACATTATTATAAATTCAGTTGTAATTTCATCATCAATATATAGTGTATTATTATCTTTGTAATCTACTAATTTGATTTCTTCTAGCAATAAATTCCGTTGTTGATATACTTCTCCCATAACTTTTCACCATTAATCCTTTATTTTATTTTAATTGATTTGTAAATTTATATCTCTTATATATTCAACTCCATCATAGTTAACTAAAATTAGAGTTTGACTTGCATGTGTTGTACATTGAAGTTTGTCCACACTATATGGATTCATACCAAATAATGAACCTATAGTTGTTACGTACCCACCATTATTTTGTGAACTTACACCAAAATTATGATAATGTCCTCTTATTAACATAGCATACTTTATATTATTCATACTTGTTTCTGTGTCATAGAATTTCTTATCTTCTTTAGGACTTTTATCACCATGTTTAACTTTTATAACTCCAAAACCTAAGTCAAACTCTCCACAATCTTCTTTAAAATCAATATCACAAACGTTGACTCTATCATTCTTAGCTAAAGTAAACCACTTCTTTAAATTCTTAACTATGGTATAATTGTTGTTATCTCCTTCAATATTTCCATCTTTATAAGCTTGGTTTCCACGCTGATGGTTTCCACCTACTGAATATAAGTCTACATTTACCTTCATTTCTGATATACTTGTAATAAATCCATATAGCAATTCCTCAGCCATAACAATCTGTTCATTACTATTAAATTCACAACTATATGATTGATCTTGTCCACGCATATAAATTCCTTCAGTTAAATCTCCAGCTTGCACTACTATAACTTTAGATATATCATTTTTATGTATTTCTTTTTCTATTTCAGATAAGAATCTAGATAATCTCTTTTTAGCTATTTCATAATTATAACTATTTCCTCTATAATCCTTAATAATGTATCCTATATGCCAATCTGAAATGCAACAAATTAGTGTTTTTTCTGATTCATCTTCAATTCTTTTATAAGATAAAGGTAGAAAGTTTTCACATTCTCTATCAATATACTCATTTATGTAATTTGCAATTTCAATATTCTTTATAAAGTCTTTCTTTATTCTGTTAAGTTTATTAGTATCATTACGAATTAATTGCTTTTTAACATCTAACTCACCAATCAATTCAGTGACTTCGTCTATTTTATTTTTTACTGCTTTATCACCTTTTAAAGATTCCAAACATTCAGCACACGCAATTTCATAAATTTTATATATACCACGGAAATAACTCTCTTGGAAGTCAGTTCCAAGTTCTTGATTAATTACTTCTGCAATTTCTCTATTAATCATATTAAATTGTGTTTTGTTAGAATACATTCTATGTATATATTTTTCTCTTGACTCGATTTCCGATTTTAAATATCTTTCATCTTCCATAATAATTCTCCCTCATTATTATTTTACTTTCATAATTTGTTTTCTAAAGCTTTATAATATCTGTACTTTCTCCACATTTATTGCAATAAAAAATATATTCTTCATTTGTGCCTATCTTTTCAAAATCCTGCAAAGACACTTTTTCATCAATATCTATATTACTTTTGCAATTCTTACATTTAACATCTTTATACTTTTTGTGTTGTTTCTTTTTATCTTTATTACTCATTCTTCCATCTTCTTTTAACATCTCATATCTTCCCTTTACTCTTTAATTTTTAATTAATTTTAAATACATTAAAAGCTCATAACATCACATGCAATGAGTTTTATCATATATTTAATTTATTTCCTATTCATTTTACTATTTACATATTGCACATTTAAGTTTATAATATAAATTGGTATATTATACAATAAACTTATCTGGAACAATATTTAATCCCTATCCGTAATGTTCTATTCATCTAATCCCATAGGGTAAAACTCTTGTACTTCGAGTTTCATATAATCGGAAGCTTTTCCAGTTAACAAAGAACTATCGTAATTCATTAATCCTGTTGAAGGCTTTATTTGGAGGAGAGTGAGGGATTCTAACCCTCGATACGAATAAACGTATGCTGATTTAGCAAACCAGTGCATTCGGACACTCTGCCAACTCTCCGTGTAATGTGATATTATTATTTAACCTCCCATATATCACAAAAGGGAATACATCTTTTTTGTTAGAGCCATCATAACTCAATTCATTATTTGTGTGGATATATTCCAACCCAATATCTAATCATTCTAGAATGAACAATTAGTCACGATGGTACAGCTAGAATGCCTCCATCTATCAATACAATGTATTTTTGTCGCACATTGTGAAGCGTATTTGTATCATAGGTTTTTATTTTTCAAGATCAAATCTCTAGTTACACCTAAGTTTACCTAAAACTCTAAATAAGACTCCATATTTACCCGTAACAAGGCAAATACTTCATTGTCGTTCTCTCAACTTAAAGTATTGAGTATGAGGTAAGTATATTACCAACTAATAAAATTCACTGTTTGTAGTATTTAGTATGTTATTAGTAAATTTTTAGTATTGATTTCCTTATTCCCACTTGGGCAAAATTCTTCTTTGTCTGAGTTTCTAACTCACTTCAATATTTGTTGGGAATCTATACCTCGTTCTTTATAATCTTTGAATAACAGACTATGTATTACCCAATAGCCAAGCAAATCATGGTATTATTATTCCCCCACTAGGGAAAGGATCGTTATTCTTTTACTCCTTATAAAACAGTTCTTTTAATGAAAGGTCACGTCTATTTCTAGTACATGCCTTTGTTCACATTTTATTCTTCAGATGGTATATCATTATCCTTTTTAATTGTTACAGTTAGTCCGTCTTCTCCAATCCA